CCCAGCCGTTAAACTTCTCACTATTGACGTGTCTATAAAATAACCACCTAACCAAGTACCCGACAAAATTAAGTTAGGAGTACCACCAAATCGACCCGTTCCCGTTTCTAATCCTTGTCTATATCCATTTAATTCTCCTAAAGATGTACACCCATTAAAGTTTATTCTCGAAATTTCAAAGGCGTTAAATCCGCTTGAATTGGTCAAGTCGAAAACTTGCGAACTTGTACCCGTTACCTCGATTTTAAAATCAAACAATAAAACATCCCCAGAGGTTGCACCCGTAAACATTGTATAAGTGTTTTCGCTAGAAGTTAGACCGCTTACGTTAAAATCGAAACCTTTAATGTTTATGCCTCCACTTGGAACAGTTATTTGAAACGCTCCCATATCAATCACACCATCCAAAAAATATTCTTTCGTGCTGTCTATTGTACCGCCTAAAGTAGTATTGTAATTTGATTGTGTTACTATTACTCTATTGTTAAGACCTCCCGACTCGTAAAGAGTGTCAATTCCGTTTTCGTCTCTTGTAGTTAATAAATCATTATTATTACTATCTAAAAATATAAAATAGTTGCCTATTGTTGGGTTTCCTATTGCTGAACCGTCAGCCGTTCCCATGTCTAAAAGTGCCATATTATCTTAAAATTAAATCTCCGTTAATATCTAAAGTCCCATTATTGGTTAACTTGTTCCAGTTTGTCATCTGTTTATTTTCTTTTATTGTTACGGTTTGCCCCGAATTAATTGTTTTAAATCCACTATGGTGGTCTGTTCCCTCTGTTATTAAACCATTAATATAAGTTACATTTGATTCGAATATCTCCAAACCGTCACTATTTATTAAGGTTACATTTTCAACACCCGCACCAATTAAATTGTTATCACTATTTACTAACCTTATATTTTTAGTATTTGCGCTTATTCTATTGTTATCCCCTAATATTTCAACATCTTTAGCCGTTCTATTTATATAGTTGTCCGACCCGCTAACCTTAGTTGTAAGATTATTAAAACTATTCCCGTCTTTTTGGTTAAATTGTGATTTGTTTTTAACTGGTGTTTGCTCCTCTTCATTCGTTCCCGTGCTTGGGTCAAATGGTAGAAAAGGCGTGTCATCTCCTAATACGGGAATAGTTGTAGGAATAAACCCAGTTAACTTAATTTCCTTTTGAAACTCGCACTTAACTAAACTGTTATCGCTTGGGTTATAGTTACTAATTTTCATTAGTCGCCAATATGCGTTATTGTGGTAAAACAAATCTCTAAAAGACAAAGTGTAAATATCTATAGGTTGCAAATGAAAGTAACCTTCAAAAACTTTACCGCTTGGGTCTAATATTCCGTTAATCATATCTTTGTAGTAGATATTATAAAGGTTGTTGTTTGTTACGTTTATAGGTGCTATATTGTCGTCATAATAAACCTCCTTAACTAGACCAAAATTAGTGTCATAAGTAGGGTTAAACGGGTCATCAAAATGACCGCAATATGGGTACTCGTAATTATTCTGTGGAATTGTTGCCGTGCTCCAGTCTAATTTCCAAGGGTTTAATAAATTACCTCCCGATGGGTTTCCTTTTAAACCACCATAATACAACATACGTCTATTAAACTTTGTCGGGATTGGTTGGTCTTGGTCATCTAGTTTTATAATTCTAGGGATAACTATTTCCCCGTTAGGCTCTCCGACTATTGGGGTCGGACTTAAAGTTAACTCTGTTTTATATTCCCCTTTTAAGAAATCATTAACGGCGGTTACTTCTCTATTACCGTAAACCTTTTGCCATTGCTCCAAATAAGTAGAGTTATAATAATCCTTATCCTCTTTATAGCTGAATGAATAAACAAGGTTTTTAAGTTTACCCGTAGGGGTAATTGTAAAGGGTTTATTTATTGCGTGTTTTTCGCTCCAATCATTTACCGTTGTAGTTTGGTAATAATCGTTGTAAGGCTCTATTATAAAGTTACTCGTATTAAGTGGGTCGGGTTGTACTTGTAAGTTATACTTTTTAATTATATCCTTTAAGAAATCCGTTTGCAAATACTTGTCGGGAATAGCTTTGTTTAAATCAAAAGTTGTTCCATAACCTACCGTAGAGTTAACCGATATATTACTAAACCCACCCACCGAGATATTAAGGTAGCAAGTACCGTCATAATTAACCCCAATTGAATTTTGAAACATAGCGCCAAACGCTTTATAAATTCCAGCGAATTCTATTGTTAAAACGTCACCAGCTAATAAGTTAACATTGTTAATGTTTAGATTATATCTATTAATTGGGGATTGAGTACGCCCCGCAGATAATCCACCAAGACCACCACTTGCCGTTTGCCTATGTGTAGCAATTCCACTTGTAGGGGGTGTGATTGTATTACGTGAGCCAACCGCTAACCCAAACGGACTTAGGTAAAAGTCTATCATATCTAGGGTTGTTGTTCCGTTCTTTCTTATTTTTAAATAACCTCTAATCTCAGAACTTACTGTTAAATTAGCTAGTAAGTCATTAGGTACAAAAGTAGCGTCTATATCTACTATAACGTTTAAATTATATTGACCATTAAAGTTAACCGTATACGCTCCCGTTGTATTGTTGTAAATTCCGCTTGGGTCGTCTACGTCATTAGTCATTACTATAACCTCGTTTGTCGGGTCGCTATCTTCTGGAATCGCTAAACTTTGAGTCGTACCAGTATCTAAAAAATTAGGAGTGTTAACGCTAAATTGTCGGGCGGTTATTTCGTCCGCCGTCATTGCGTAAATACTTGGGTCGCTTGGTATAATCTCCCTTTTAAATCTTTCACTATCTATAAAGGCACTTGTATAAGTAAATCCGTGTTGTTCAAAAATCTTATCCCAATACTCCTTAGCGTAAATTGCTGGAGACAACCCCCCAACTTGGTATGTGATTTGGTCGGTACTATATCCATAATCTATTAACGGATAAACATAACCTTTACCCAATTCAAAAGGAACGGGAATACCATTCTCTAATATTTGAAAGTCCCAACTCTGCTCTATAGCTTCTTTAACTAACGGGTGATCGTATTCGCTTATATCTAAATCCCTTAAATACTTTCCTTTTGCTTTACTAAATAAGTTCGCCGTATTACCAAATAAAACTATATTATAGTTAATGTCATTATTATCTAGTATCTCAATACTTTTTAACTGGGCGTAACCCTCCATTATTAATTGACCATCAACAAGATAATACATATCCGTTCGCTCTGCGGTGTTAAAACTTCCGTCCGTTAGATTAATATCATATACCGCCCCAAATAATTTATTCGCTATCTTACTATTTGGTATCTTAATCGTCTTAGAATAACTAGATTTTCGTTTATCTGGTTGGCTAATATCCGCAACGCTAAAAGTTAAAGACGGGTTTAAACTCTTTAACAAAGGTATCTCGGTATTATTTAAGTATAATTGCTCTGTCATCTATTTACGTTGTCGGTAATTGTTATTTGATAATGTAATTATTAGATTAACATTAAACAACTTATCTACCTTAGTAGTTTTAATTTGGTATGTATTAGATTGTATTTCGCTAACTGCGATTAAATTCGTCAAAACTTTACCTCCTATTAATGTTTCTTCTAAATAAATCTCTGGACTTGTAAATAGTTCCTCTAACCAAATACTTTGCTCCTCTGTTATCCAATTAGAATTTAACTCTATTTGGTCGGTAGACTTAATGTGGTAGTTTATATTTGTTCTATCCGATTTGTCGTAATTAAGTTGACCGCTTGCATCTATTCTAGTTGGATTAAACTTATAACTTTTCTTTTCTATATTAACAGACGGTTTACTAACTAAATCAAAGTTAAAGGTATTAAATGCCCCTAATTCATTTTGAAAGTGTAGCCTGCGAATAGGATAGTTACATTGTTCTTTCATTGTAAATGTAAGTAAATCACTAATCCCACTTAATCCAGCGTCTAAAATTTGACAAGTGTATGAACTTACCGCCGTGTCTATTATAGGTTGCGAGCCTAATACAAGACCGCTTGTAACGTTATTTAAGTTCTTTGGTGCGGTTGCTACACTTAAATACTTTGCGCCAGTTATCCCCGTGCTTAATAAGTTTTGTATTTGGTAGGTGTCAATTAACCCGCCCGCACTATCGAAAGTTTTAACTTCTAAATATTCTAAGTCCGTTGCCGTGTCTGAAATAATACCGCTATAACCTACATTGTTTAAAGTTGTTGTATTAGTAAATTGATTAGTTAACCAATTATTTTTATAATTACTAAAACTATACTCTACCCACTCGTTAAACTTTAAAGACGCATTCCAGACAAACTTGTCAGTTCCTACCGTTAAGTCTGGATAAACAACAATAGGGTCGTTAACCGTTAATCTATATTCCTCTCCATAGTTAACACTAAATTTCTTAATACCCTCATCCATAAATTGAAAAGCACCCGTTAAGGTTGTATCGTCTTTTAAGATATACGCATTAACATAAGCCTCTAATATATTACCAAAGTTTTTAATGCCGTAATTATTCCCCGTCTGTGGTTCGGGTGCAACTTTAAACCGTACAAACCCCGCCACTCCATCTATGTATAAATCAAATACATATTGGAAGTCTGGTTTACTAATAATCGCTCCATCTGTTTCCCTAATAACCACGTTAATGTCATTATACGCTGGACTATACTCGTTAATATCTTGTTCAATTGTTATTGCCATTTTCTATATTTTCTTTAATTATTATCTCTACTGTGCCAGCTCCCGCCGTTTCTAATCTCTTACTTAATTCGTTTACCCAATCGTCAGTCATCACTTTAGAATAGAAGTAACTTGGTGTTAATCCTTTTCTAAATACACTCTCACGAACTGCGAACGGGTTTAATTGTTTTCTAATCGCCCACGCTTCAAAATGTTTAACGCTTGGCTTCATTCCAGCCTTATAACTAAACGGGCTATTGGGTGCAACGTTTTGAAACACTCCGCCTTTTGATTTGTTTTCACCTCCTACACCTTGGACACCCTCATCTACAAACTTATAGTAATCCTCTGCTATTATCTCAAAGGTTGCCGTGTTACCCTCTCGCTTTATCTCACTAGGTATAAACGACTGTCTTAACATTCCCGTTGTACCGTTAGTGGTATTATCTAAACTCTCTTGTATCTTGGCTATTGTTTCATTCTGCCAATCTAGGATAGCCTTTTCAATCGGTGTTAAGTCCGACCCGTCACTAAATAAACTGTCATCAATAGCCATTTCTCATTTTGTTTAAGTCTTGTTGTCTTTGTATCTCGTCCGCTTTATCTTTATAATACAAACACCAGTAGAGAAATTCCCCTACTGGCATATCGTAATAGTTATCCGCTAAGTGTGGTTGACCATTTGTCAAGCCGTCTATTGTTATCGCCCATCCCCACTTACTAAACCCGCTTTTATCTCGTCTAGTTTGCTCGTCATTTTCGTCATCTGTTCGCTCAAATAATCGGGCATATTTTTTGTTAAGTTTTTTGAGAGATTCAAAAAAAAAACTGCAATAGGATAAGCCACGCTAATAGGCATTTGTTTAAATTCCTCTATTCGTTCTGTTACTTCATATTGTTTAAACTCGTAAGGTTTCCACCCCTTTAAACCTAATTTAACGGGCTTACACATATTAAATAAGTTAAGATGTAAGTTTTGTATAGGGTCGTCTTTAACTCCGTTCATTATTCCAATATAACCGCCTGCCTTAATTCTCTCGGCATTAATATTAAACTCGTATCTAATACCGTTAGACTTCCAAAACCTATGTATTTTAGTTGGTAACTTAGATTTTAAAAAGTCTTGTACTTCTTTAACCTCTTTAGTCGTTGTATATTGCGCCTCGTCTATTGTAATACGTTTAATAATACTCATTTGTAATATAGCATTATCTATTAACTCTAAGTCGCTCATACCCTCCGTTTTTAAGGTTGGGTAAAGTTTACTATATTGCTCAACTGTAATATCGTTCCACGTCATAAAATAATAATGTAATTATATTTATTTAATTTTTAATTCTTCACCAGTCAACGCAAAGTAAAGGTTTTGTAATTGGTGTACATATTCAATATCATTACACCCAACTCCGTTATCATATTCATCCGCTAAATAATATATTGGTTCGTTATCTTCAGTAGTTGTTACTTTTAAATCTCTAATATAAACTTGATTATTATTATACCCAAACTTAACCAACCATTCCTCGGTGAGTGGTATTGGTTCTGCTTGCCACTCAGTAGAATAATCTCCACTAAAAGTAATTTTATCAACCGTTAATTCTTCAACTATTAAAACTTCTTTTGTGAATCTTTCTAAAAATAAATTACCGATTCTCAATTCCTTACTTTCTATCATTATAAATTTTATTTGCTTGTTCAATTGCTTTTT